GGGTATCTTAGGAACCACAACTGAGCAGAACTTAGATGAAGTGACCATCAATTTCGACACGGCCGTGGCGGACCGTAGGCTGAGTGGCTTATTGCGCTTGAATGCTTGTGATTTGGAATTGCACGAAGAGAATATGTTCGTGTCACTTACTGTGTTTTGCCAGAAGTGGATTGAAAAGGCATTCAGGTTTAAGAAGCCAAAAGACAACAACGCAATGAGGTATATTGACAAAGTTGCTGAGATTGTTGATGCAGTGAATGATGAGGGATTGGACATGATGGACTTGGTAGAAGAGAAATGTGTGTCCACTGTTCGTGAGACGGTGGTCAACGGGAAGGTGTTGGAAAGTGTTACCACAAACAAATCTACACACAAAATTCGACGTGGTAACAGGTCGTTATTCGCAGCGACCTTGGCTAATGAAGCAAGAGTGAAGTTCGGACCATTGAGATTTACTGAAGCAAATTACATAATGGTTCGCAAATTTCTAGTAAAGTTGGTTGAAGACAAGTTTCCCGATCTACGAACCTCTGATAAGGTTACCGCTCTAGACAGAGCAGCGTTTATGACGCTGGTTGTATCAGAGGAAACTCATACCATGATGTACAATCTTGACCATACTAAGAGAGGAAACAGGATTCTGGTGCGCTTCGGCGCATCAGAATAGGGGTGCCCAGTACGTGAGTGTGGGGAGCCACCGAAACCGAGCGAGGCTAAGCCGAGTATGGTTCCCCAGTTGGTCGCTGGAAAGCGGCTGGGATCACCCAAAGTCCGTGAGTATATGCGCATCTCACGGATATCCCAAGACATCCAAATCGTACCATTCAATAACGACATTGATACTTTACATCGGGCGGTGATGGAGCGGGTCTTTCTTGTAAAAGAGAAAGGTCAGTTTGTGTCACCACCCAGACCAACGAAAAATACGTTCGAAGCTCGCTTATCACCCAGCTTCGACATTCTCAAACAGTTCCTTCCCTCGACCGCGCCGTTGAACTACCAGGCAACCCTTGGTACGTTCGCGGGCCGCAAGAAGAAGGTGTATGAGAATGCATACCAAAATATTGTTGGAGGACACAACAGTATTCGGGATGACGCCCTGGTAAACGTATTTGTAAAGTATGAGAAGACAGATCGAACGAGTAAAATTGATCCTGTACCGAGAGTGATCTCTCCACGTTCTCCTGAGTTCAATTTGAGGCTGGCTAAATATCTTCGACCCATCGAAGAGAAAATATTTGATGCCCTGGGAGAATTGTTTGGAACCAAGACTGTTATGAAAGGTGTCACTGTCGAAGACACTGCCCACTACTTACAACAGAAGTGGGACATGTATAAGAACCCTGTAGCAGTCGGATTGGACGCGTCTAGATTTGATCAACATGTATCCATTGATGCCCTTAGATTCGAACATAAGGTATATTTACAATGTATGAAATCCACCAAACATAAGAATGGATTAGCCAATTTATTGCAGTATCAACTGAGAAACCGCTGTAGAGGCGACACAGCTGATGGTTGGCTTAAATATACAACTGAGGGCACAAGAATGAGTGGTGACATGAACACATCATTGGGCAACTGTATTTTAATGTGTTTAATGATACATGCTTACGCTAAACACGTAGGTGTGGATCTACAATTGGCCAATAATGGAGATGATTGTGTAGTGTTCATGGAGAAGAGAGACTTGGAGAAATTTTCCAAGCCGTTGGATACATGGTTTCGCGAAATGGGTTTTAACATGGTTGTTGAAGAGCCATGCATGCGATTTGAGCACATCGAATTTTGTCAGACACGGCCAGTGTTTGACGGTATTAAATGGGTGATGTGCAGGAACCCAACCACTGCTACCACCAAAGACTCAGTGTTGCTAAAACATCCTAATAATCTGAGTCCGGGCTTCATTAAGCAGTGGTATGACGCTGTCGGTACAGGCGGGTTGTCCTTGGCTGGTGGGCTACCCGTTCTACAGGAATTTTATTCCATGATGCAACGATCTGGCGCTCGTCTGAGACGTAATCGTCGAAACAAGCTTGTTAGTATGTCTAGCGTGGAGATGCTGCCGTGGTATATGCGCGAAAGTGCTATATACGGCAAGCGAGGATACGCTACCGTGACACCAGAAGCTCGTGAATCATTTCACGCAGCGTTCGGGATCACACCAGACCATCAAGAGTGTATCGAGGATCATTATCGGACCATGTCGTTAACCACCGATCCTGTGCAAGGTTGGCAGCCTTGTACAGTTCCTACTTTCTTATAATTATGCATTAAATACAATAATTGGGGTGTGTGGCTTGAGCAACTAAAATCATTTGAGATGCTAATACAAATGCCAAGAGACTGCACAGTTGCGACCCTACATGATGAGCCATCTAGATGGTGCAGGATACGGTGATCGACATCACAGTGGGAGGGGTTCTTCCCTAGTCAGCTAACTCTGGCGCGTGTGATGCTACATTCCGGTAGTAATTCCTGTATTCGGGCAGGTGGTGTAGTTGTGTTTGGTTTTCCACACATGATCAGTCCCCTTAAAACAAGGGGATCCCATACATGTTTCTAATACCCGCTATTATTGCAGCTGTCGGATACGAACTTACTGCAGGAATCAAAAGCACAAACACTGCTTACAAACACACACAAACAGAAAAAGTTGTCAAACCAAATGGTATGTCTTATACAGTAACCGAACCAGACGAACCCTCTACTGCTCTTGTACAATTCTCTGCATCAAACAACGGTGTGCAAGGACTCTACAACCCTTACACACGTTCTGAGGTTGCTTTGACTAGTGGT